GGTAGAATGGTAGTAGCTGGTGCAATTATTAACTCAATTTATGACTAATGGCTTGGTATAGTAGATTTATAGGCGAGAAGCCACAAACAACACAAGTAGTAGAAGGCTATCAGTCTTTCTCTACACCATTTGGTAGAGTAGGTGATGCTAACTTGTCACTACCTTATGTCAATGGTAGATATCAGATAGCTGGATACATTCCATTTGGTCAAGATAACATGTTCCCTGAGCTACTTAATCAGCTCTACTATACATCACCTTTACATGGAGCTATTGTGGACTTTAAGACCAACTCAGTAGTAGGTGGTGGATATACTCTTAAGAGTGAAGGAATGACCAATGAGGACAAGCTCAAGCTGTACACATTTGAAAAGAAAATAAAACTAGGTAAAGTAGAGAGAGCTATAGCTCAGCAGTTGACTGTACACCATAGAGTATACTTCAAGCTGTGCTACAATGCAAAGAGAGAGCTGTACAAGATTTACAATGTATCACCTGAGAAGGTTAGAATTGCTAGAGATAAGCAGACTTACTTTTTATGTGATGACTGGTCAGCTAGAATTGACGTAACACCTATAAAAAGATACCATCCTACCAACTCAGACCTTGAGCAGTTGTATGTCTATGAGATTATGACATTAGGACAAGAATGGTATCCTTTGCCACAGTACACAAGTGCTCTAAATTTTGCTTTCCTTAGTGGTGAGCTTTCATACTTCGCAAAAAGTAACATCCAAAATAGTGTCTTTCCTTCTTTTGCTATGATGTTTCCTAAGAGACCACAGTCAGAAGAGGAGAAGTCAATGATCAAGCACACAATTGATAGACTTAAGGGTGCGGCTAATGCTGGTAAGGCTGTAGCATTCTTTGCTAACTCAGCGGATCAACTACCAAAGATAGAATCACTACCTACTAATGGCAATGATAAACTATTCCACGAAGCATCAGCATTGAACACTGAACAGATTTGCTTTGCTCACACCATTGACCCTATACTTATGGGTGTCAGAACTACTGGAGCATTAGGTGGTGGAGCTGATATTAAACAAGCCTATGTCATCTTTGAAAAAAATGTAGTAATGCCATTGAGAACTCAAGTTGAGGAGATAGTTAATGAGCTTTTAGAGATTGCTAAGATACCAGGTGAATATACTATCAACAACTTTCAAATTATCAATGAGACTATTGTTGAGATTGAAGGTGACGCATCTAAAACAGCTGATGCTATCAACTCACTATCACCATTGGTGGCTACAAAAGTACTTAATGCAATGACTCCCAACGAGGTTAGAGCTCTTGCATCTTTACCCCCTATAGAAGGTGGTGACGTAATGCCAACTGAAACACCAGCAATATGATCTACTTTATCACAGAGACCTACTTAAAGGTTAATACACCAATCACAGCGAATGTAGATGTTACAGATGTGACTCCTTACATAGCTACTCAGGCACAGCTTAGAGTGATGCCTATCTTAGGCACTACTTACTACAATTATTTACTTGCTGCATACAATGCTCAGACTCTTACTAATGATGAGGAGGTACTTGTTACCTTTATTCAACCAGTAATAGCTTGGAGAAGTGCAGAGGATGCTATCTTTGGCTTGACTTATCAGTTAAAGAACAAAGGTCTACAGACTCAGTTTGGTGACTTCTCAGCATCAGTGAGCAGAAGTGAGGTAGCATTTGGAATGGAGCACTATGCACAGAAAGCTTCATTTTATGAGCAGAGATTGATTAGATATCTTATAGCTAATAAAGACCTTTATCCTGGCTTCACAGATAAGACAAACAGAGACACTGACCTTAGACCAATGATTGACGAATGCTCTTGCAATTGTGTTGGTCAATGTCATAGTGGGTGCCCTTGTGGTGGTATGAGAGAGAATGGTTATAATAATTCAATACTTATTTTGTGATGGGATTCAATGAGATAGCTTTTACAATTATTACTATCCTATTGTCAGGGATAGGTTACTTTTTAAAAAATGTACATAGCGATATAAAAGCTGTAGTAAATGAGCAGAAAGAGATTATAGCTGATGTAAGTCAACTTAAAGGTAAGATTGACCTAGTAGATAATGAGGCAAGGCACAGAAGTGATGCTATTGAAAAAATGACACAGCTTGAGATTAAACATTTAGCTGAGCACATCAGTGAGTTAACTCAATCAGTGAAAAAACTAATAGAAATACAGTTAATAAAATGACACTAAGAGACAGATGGTGTGCCAAAACACCTAATTTTTGGATCAAAGTCCGCAACTTATCAATCACTATTGGTACCATTGGTGCTGTCTTATTGACTTCACCATTCACACTGCCTACTATTGTAGTAGATATGGCTGGTTACTTAGTGACAGCTGGTACAATTGGAGCTACACTATCACAGCTAACAGTCCAAAAGTGATGGAATTTTTGTTAGGATTTGTATGTGGACTATTAATGGGAGTTATTATAATACTATACTATGAATTATAACTGGTTAAAACAAGAGACTAGTCCTAGAATCCTAGTACAAGCTGTCAGTTTGATAGGCACTAGAGAAATTATAGGTAAAAATCACAACCCAGTCATTTTATCATGGGCTATTGAGCTTGGACTTAAGGTATACACTAATGATGAGATCCCCTGGTGTGGTCTATTTGTAGCTTATTGTGCACACAAAGCTGGTGTTGAGGTAGTAGATGGTCCATTGTGGGCTCTTAACTGGGCAAAGTATGGCACAAAAGAAAGCACTCCTATGTTAGGTGATGTATTGACATTCAAGAGAGATGGTGGTGGTCATGTAGGCTTGTATGTTGGTGAGGATAGAACACACTACCATGTACTAGGTGGCAACCAAAATAACCAGGTGAATGTAATGAGAATTGCTAAGTCAAGATTGCATCAAGCTAGAAGAACAGCATGGAAAATAGCTCAACCAGCTAATGTGAGAGTAGTAAATTTATCAAGTCAAGGAATAATAAGTAATAACGAAGCATAATGAAAACACCTAAGAAAAAAAAAGACATTAACATCAATATTGATACTAAGAATGTAGATATTAAAGTGACTAGAAAAGATGGTACTACAGAGGTTAAAGTGGATACTCCTAAGGTAGACGTAGACTTTCATAAAGATAGTGACTCTAAGGAGCTAAAAATAGATACTGAGAAGGTAGATGTACAAGTAACCAATGGAGAGGTTAATGTTGATGTTAATGAGCAGTCAGGATTTGTAGGTAAGTTAATAAAATTCTTACTTAGAAGAAAAAAATAGTTATATTTGTACCGCATGTATATTGTTTGGTTACAATAACACACCCTCTTTGCCTCTTCACAATGCACACTAAGAGGGTTTTTTTATACTTCAATATGTTAAAATATGTTAAAATATTTGCATAAGTAAAAAAAGTTACTAACTTTGTTTCATAATTATTAACCAAAAAAACAATATCACATGAAAGCAACTATTAAACAAGCAGAACAAAATCAAAGAAATCTATCAATTATGTCAACTGGTAGAGGTCACTACAGAATTGAATGTGACTACAGAGGTAAGACTATCTACACAATCACTACTAACACAATGGCAATTGATGATTTTAATTCTGAGTATGGTGAGAAAATGGATGGCAGAAATAGAATGAAAGAAGGCTATGAATGTCTTGTTAACACTATTATTAGAGACAATCAAAACTAAAATCATGTCAGGAACAATCGTTTACCTATTAATCATCTATAGCATAGCAGCTACAATCAAAATTTTAACCTTAAAAACTAAGTAACATGCAAAATTTAATTAATCACATCATTCAAGAAGAGAAAAAATTGTGGAAAGGATACCAAATAGCTTGTGAGCATTTTGGTTATGACTCAAGAGCAGCTATCCAGTATCAATCAAAATGGCATCACTGCACTGAGCTCATTGAAATGTTTAACCTTACACCTCCTACTAGGAGAAACCTGAGCACATTCAAGCACAAAAAGTATACAACTGTTAAAACTTGTGAGCTATGATTTGCCCTGACTGCAATGGAGAAGGTACTATTGAGGTACACTTCTGCACATTTGGTAATGAAATTCACTACACAGAAGAGGAGTGTGGATGTAATAATGGACAAATTGAAGAACATGAACTTAGCTGATATTGAGTCCTACTGGGCTAAGAGAGGCCACTTTAATATCCAACTTTATATAAACTACTTAAGAGCTAAAAATGAAAACATACAGAGTAACAATGAAAGACAAGTCCTTCAAGATAGTGAAGGCATACGATCAACAACATGCCATACTACTAGTGGACAGATGGCCAGTATTAATCTTAAAAATTGAAGAGTTATGAAAGACACAGCAGTTAAATTCCTGATAGATGAAATCTCATGTAGATTTGTTATATCTGAGGAGCTAAGAATAGCAATGTATAAGGCTATTGAAATGGAAAAGGAGCAGATAATTGATGCTTATGAAAATGGAGCTGAAGGGTTTGATTTCACAGCAGAAGAGTACTATCAAGATAATTGTAAACCTGAGATGATATGACACCAAAAGAGAAAGCAAAAGAGCTAACGCTTAAATTTATGAAAATTGATTCAGATTCAGAACAATTTGTTGAGTTTAAAATCAAATTTTTTTATGCTCAAAGATGTGCTTTGATGGCAGTTGATGAGGTAATTCAAGCAATGG